GTTGCCGGCGCCTCCTTGGACAACCGTGGAAAGGCTGTCGCGGGTCTTTGTGGTCTTTCCTTGAACCTGCGTGGCAGAGCCTCGGACGTTCATGCGACCACCCGGCGGCGTGTAGCCCTTGTTCCCGCGGTCGGAGGGTCTGAGGAGAATGGTATTCTGCGTCTGCTGATAGCCACCTTCGAATGAGTGAATTCCTGGGGCCGCCACGTCGTTGGTGCGCGCCGCAAAGTTCGCCTTGTTTCGCGTCGGGGTATCTTGCAGAGTCCCTTCCGAGACGAATTTCTTTGGAGCGCCAAATTCAAGTCCATCCATGCGGGTGGAAGTCTCCGATCGGATAGTGGGTCGGATTGTCTTCACGTAGCGCTCGCGCTCGCTCGCGCCGGTGAGCATGCCACCCTGTCCCTGTGCGCGACCCCGTTCCAGAGGACGCTTTCCCTCGGCGCCCAAAAGTTGATAGGTTTTCTGTGGGCGATTTTGAGTGACGGTAAGACGTTCCGTTCCGCGGTCAACAAAGTCTTTGGCGGGACCCGACCTTCCTGGGAGCGTGGTCAATCGGTACGCGCCGACGTTGTTGGGCATCACGCGGAACTGCTGCTGATAGCCACCGTAGGCGGGCATACTTGCGGGCACTCCCAGACCTGGACCGACGAATCTCTTTTCCACGGAAGTCAGGTTGTTCATGCGACTCGAAACATTTTGGCGATCGTACAGATTGTAGACCGGCTGACCAAACGGAAACTGAACATTGGGTGAAGTGTCCTGAAGGTTCGCAACGACCTCCTTCTTGGGGTTGATGACGCCACCCATCGGGTTGTTCGGGTCATACGTTCCCGTGAACAGATCCGTCACGGCAGTCAAATCCTGACCAGGTGTGTTGATATTTCTGGCAAAATGAGGCAACTGCTGTCTTTCACGACTGGGAAGGGGTGCGGAAGCAAAACCTTCTTTGCGATCACTGCTGGCGATTTGACGACCCGCCACAGCAATCCCTAACAAGGCCACAAGACTCAATGGGTCCATATTAAAACTAGGGTAGATTTAAATTAAGCTGGATAACGACGATCGAATACGGCGTTCTGGACATTGGCGCGACTGCTCGTGGGATCCCACGACCGGGTCCGAAGAGGGACCGAGCACGACATGTCATTGGAAGGGAAATCATACTCGCGCCCTTGGTACCCCTTCTTGAAGAAGGTGGTGGATTGAGGTCGGAGCATGTCTTCGACCATGATGAGCGGTCCGGGAGCTCCCTTTCCTGCCATGTAGGGGGAGGTGCCGTAGATGGGCGTCGAGGCGCGTCCCGATCCGGCATAGTTGAGGTTGCTGATCACCGGGGGAGCCATCACGTGATCGTAGGCACAATTTACCGGAAGACTCTCGGAATCCAAAAGAACCGACGAAGTATTGAGCTGATAAGCCATATTACTATCAACCGAGATTTTAAACACTGCCGCCGAAAGTGCCTCGGATCTGCTGAAGTTCGGGCATCCTGGACTGTCCAAACATGGACGCGTCATTGGGATAGCAGGCGCCATCATCCGAACGACACACTTTGTCTACCACTGAACCGTATGCCGCCTTGGCGAACCCTGATTGATCATTTGGAATGGTAGTAGAAGGCATGCTGTAAAATGAACGGAACGCCTGGTTGCGACTCGAATAGACGTCCGCTTGGTCTGTTGGCATTCCCTGATTGAGAAACTTCTTCACCTTGTCCTTGACGGTCGGATAGTAGCACGCGGCGGGTCGCTTCGGGTTGTCCACATAGTCCGAGAGGAGCACGTTGCCCATGGGATTATCCATTGTCGGCTGCGTACAGTTTTGACCTGGATTATTTGCATTGTAATGAATGTTTTCATCCTCGAACGAAGCCGGTCTCATGCCTTCCTTGATCCCACCGGCCAAAAACATAGAAGCCATTACCATAATAACCGTGAGACCTAGATAAAGAACTCGAATGTCATGATTGATAAGATAAAGGATCGCCATGGTATAGATAATGAATCGGGTGGCAGCGTTAAGTCTCTCCACCGAGGTCTGCTTAGCCAGAGGCCAAAAGATCAGCACCTTGTTCTTGGCAAACAGGTGAGATGGATTTCTAAACCACGGTTGTTCCATTCTTATTTATTGACTAGTTATTTTTTTCAAGTATCTTGGTGAGGTTCCCCATGAGCGGACCGAGGGCGCCCATGATCTTCGCCTCGTCGAGACCTCCCTGACCGTCACCGAACTGCTGCTCGACCTTGGAGGTCATCTCCTGCATCATCTCGGGGTTCAAAAGATTTCCAAGAAT